AATGCTCAAGGTCAAATTTCCTACGCGGACAGTACACATCGAACCACTTATCTTTCGACAAATGGTTATGTCGATCTAACAGCCAATGATGCTGAGGCATCTGGTTTAAGTATTCAATCCCGAACAGGCGATGTGCGCAACACCATTACGCTCAAATACGGCAACAATTCAAATTCAGAGGTGAGCGCGGTTGATCCTGCATCGGTTGGCCTATACGGACAGCTTGCCCAAATATTTACAACGACCATCAAACATCAAGCTGATGCCCAATATCAGGCAGATTTTTATTTAGATTTAAGAGCTTATCCACGATTCAATTTGAACAATGTCAGATTTGAGCTGGCGAACCCGGATATCGATGATTCAGACCGGGATGCCTTAATCGGGGTTTTTATGGGGATGCCTGTGAATTTGGCCAATCTGCCACTCAATATGAATTCGGGCGATTATCTGGGTTTCGTTGAAGGCTGGACATTTTCCGCCAGATACAATCAGGTAAGCATTACATTGATTTTGTCACCAATTGCATTTTCGTTGCAGGCAATGCGCTGGAACGATGTGCCGGTGGTAGAGCAATGGAACACAATCAATCCAACCTTGGATTGGATCAATGCCACGATTGTGGCGTAAGGAGAAAACATGAGCAATCCAACGAGCAATTTCAATTGGCAAATGCCCACGGCCACAGATTTGGTCACGGATTTGCCAGCCGATTTTGAGGTATTTGGGCAGGCTGTTGATACATCATTGGCTGATCTCAGAGGCGGCACAACCGGTCAGGTATTAGCAAAAAACACAAACGCGGACATGGATTTTGTGTGGGTTGCACAGGATGATTCCAACGCAATCCAAAACACGATTGTCGATGCAAAAGGCGATTTGATTGGTGCAACGGCAGCCGATACACCGGCACGATTGGCCGTTGGCACAAATGGTCAATTTTTGAGTGCTGATTCAAGTACCGCAACAGGCTTGAAATGGGCAACTGTTGCAGCAAGCGGCATGACATTGATTACACGAGCAACATTCACAAATGTGGCCGATACCGGCACAACTTTTGATGGGGTATTTACCAGCTCTTACAAATCGTATTTAATTGTCGTTGAACGATTGTTTTCTGTCTCAGCCGGTGGCGATGATGCTCAATTTGTTTTGAGATACGCTGGGCCAACAAATCAGACATCACTTTATTATGGACAAAATTTCACGCTGGCTTTTAATTCATCAACTTTTGGAACAAATCAGCAAAACAATGCATCAGCCTTTTCATTTATGAATTTCATTGGCGAAAGTGGCGATGTAAGTGCTGCAACAATCACCATGAATGGGGTTGGAAACACTAGCGAACGGCCTCGTTTTTATGGATTAGGCACGCAAGGCACAAGCAATTTTGGCACAACCAATTTTGCAGGCTGGCAAAATGATGCCCGTACTTACACAGGCATCGCTTTCAAATCATCATCAACAAACATCACTGGCGATGTTGCTATTTACGGATTGGCATTCTAATGACAACACTTAAGCAAATGATCGAAGTAATCCGCGCAGAAAATCCAGATGGGATCCGCGTTGGTAGCGATGAGGCAGGTTACACAAACCTCAATTCAGATGAATACGAAGCGCAATTGAAAGATTGGGCACAAGCTCGTTTGGAAAAGCTTTCACGACTAGAAAATACAGAATCAGCCAAAACCACAGCTCAAGCAAAATTGGCTGCTTTAGGATTAACAACGGATGATTTGAAGGCTTTGGGATTGTGACATTTCCACAAGGCACACTGCCGCGTTTAATTCAGGTTGCGCTCGCTGAGGTGGGTACAGCTGAAACCGGCAACAATGAGACAAAGTATGGCAAATTTATGAAAGCCGACAAGCTGCCATGGTGTGGATCATTTCTCAATTGGTGTGCTCATCAAGCTGGGGTCAAAGTGCCAAATGTTGTCAGCACTCGTGCTGGAGCTGAGGCATTTCAAAAGGCCAAGCAATGGCACACCACGCCAAAGATTGGTGATTTTGTTTTTTTTGATTTCATCATCGATGACAAAACCACAATCAATCACATTGGTTTGGTGATCCGGGTTTCAGACAAACAGATTGTGACCATTGAAGGCAACACATCAGGCGGTGGCGATCAGCGCAATGGTGGCGAAGTCATGGTTAAATCAAGAACTTTGGGAGCAAGGTCATTTGTTGTCGGTTACGGCCGACCAACTTATGACTCGTTTTCCGGTGATTTACCGGATCGACCAAAAGGAGAAAAATGATGGAGCAATTTAAGGCAGCGGCAGCATCATGGATGCGTAGCGCGGTGGCTGGGTGTCTGGCCGTGTACATGACTGGAAACACCAATCCCAAAGATTTGGCCATGGGCCTCATCGCTGGAATTGTGCCTGTTTTAGCTCGTTGGGCAAATCCTAACGATCACGCTTTGGGCATCAAAAAGTGAGCGTGGGCGAGTGGACAGCTGTTGGTGGACTTGTACTCACGACATTGGCAGCTGTCTATTCGTCAATGAGAATCATCATCAAAGCGGTCATGAGCGAACTTTCACCGAATTCGGGATCGAGTATGAAGGATCAAATCTCACGCATCGAGGCTCGTTTGGATTATCTGTACACACAGCTCATTGAGCAAAAGAAGTAGCGACACGCCGCCAATTAAGCGTGATTGTTGAACTTGTCGGTTTTGCCTGTCACTCTTTATTTCGGGAGCTGATTCGCGGCTCCCAGAATCGGGAGCAACAAAATGAACGAAACATCAATTGTAATCATGTGTTTGATCGCTGGGGCTTTATGGGCTGTTATGGCTTATTCAGTCGGTTTTAAGGAAGGCGAACGACAAGGCTATACACGCGGCCGAGCGGTCGCACGCCATGCTGTCTCAACTGAACGCAAGGCGGTTAAGTAAATGGGATTTCTTGACAATTATGAAGGAAACAAAGAGCGCACAGATCGCTGGATTAAGACTTATCCAGAAGGCCGCCTCGAGGCCACAATCGTCAATTTCGATGCGGACAAAGGTTCAATCCTTGTCCGTGCCGCAGCATGGCGTAATCAAACGGAGATTGAGCCGGCCGGCATCGATTTTGCGTTTGGCTATCAGGCTGCCTATAACGCCAATATGAAACGCTGGTTTGTTGAGGATACTGTTACATCAGCTTTGATGAGAGTAATGGCCTTGGTTATGGGTGGCACGGAAAAGGCAACAAAAGAAACTATGGAAAAGGTTAATGCCGCTGATGTTTATGATCCATGGGCTACAAAGTTTGGTGATGTGCCAAGCTACAAAACAGCCGATGAAGCTGAAATGTCAGGCACACCATCATTCGGATCATCGGCCGATTCTGCATGGACAGCTGATGCCGTGCCATCGTGCACACATGGATCGATGCGATGGAATCAAAGCAAGCCCGATGCACCCAAATCATGGGGCGGCTACTTTTGCAGCGAAAAAATCAAAGAGAAGCAATGCACGCCTCGTTGGTATGTTTTGCGCAGCACAGGAACATGGGAGCCACAGGTATGAGCGACTTTGTTGAGATCATTTATCCACAAGAGATGAAAGCCAGGTTGATGTGCAATGGCGAAATCGTTGAGGAATACAAAATTGAGCAATGCGACAAATGCTCACAGTTGAGGCGATTGGATCATTTCGGCTACCAAAAAGGCTATGACAAGCAAGACAACATCATTTGGTTTTGTGGTGATTGCCGATGATAGATCGCATCGAGGAGGTGCAATGCATGATTGCAGCCATCCAACATTGCCATGATCGATCAGCTGATCACAGCTCACGCATCGTCAAAGACATTTCATGGTTTGCCTATGTTGCACAAATGGGCGAATCAATGGCCGCTGAGCTAGTGGTGGCCAAGCGATTGGGCTATGAATACACACCCGGCATCACATGGGATAAGTCAAAGGCAGATGTGGGCGAACACATCGAGGTCAAATGGTCAGCCAATCCCAACAGCAATTTGTGGATTCAGGAATCAGATCGCCATGACCGAGACATTGCTGTATTGGTCACAGGCAACTCACCAAAGATGCACATTGTCGGCTGGATGCCAGTAGTAATCGCCAAGAAACCACGCTACCGAAACGCATCACAAAACAATTGGAGTGTGCCTCAAATCAATCTGCAACCCATTGAGACTTTACAAAGGAGCAATTATGCACATCCTACAATTTGATTGTTCGATCTGCTCAAAGCTGTACGGAACGCCAAAGCAACGACATGGCCTTAAGAAAGGTGCAGAGCTAACAGAGCACGAGTGGTTTGCACAATGCATGAGCTGTGGCACATTTGGCATCAAGATTGTTGATGATGCTCGGATTGAGGAGATGTCATTGTGATTAAGTTATCCACAGGCTTTGTCCACAGGTGTGTGAAACCTGTTGGAATCGCCCAAGATTACGCTCGGTATTTGACAGCGTTGGTACGCTCCAGACTCGCAGACGAGCCGGTGTGCCGGATAGCTCGGGCGCGATGTATGGTGCTATTGGCCGTGCTATGTATTGTTGGCACAACACCGGCAACAGCTGCAAAAGAAGTTAAACCATCAATTGATTCATTAAAGCTTTATGCACATTCAAGGATTGTTAATTACAAAGAATTCCAATGCTTTAACACATTGATCACAAAGGAAAGCAATTGGCGTGTGGAAGCAATCAATCCAAACGGCAATCACTTTGGCTTAGGCCAAATGCGCAACACCAAGTACAGAAACCTCGATGGCTTTCGCATGATTGATTGGACATTGCGATACATCGATCACAGGTATCAAGGCAAGATTTGCAATGGTGCTTTGGCACATTGGCGAAAGCATGGGTGGCATTGATGATCACAGTATTGATGGGATGTCCAGCGGCAGGAAAGACCACATGGATGCACAAGAATCGGACAGATGAATACCTGTATTCCACCGAAGCTGTACGAATAAATCGTGACATTGAGGTTGATCAATTCATGCATCACATACGATCACAAGCCATCAAAGCTGTGGCCAAAGGCCTATCGGTCATAGCTGATGGAACGCACACAATTCAAGGACACAGGCGATTCTGGCTTGTCTTGTCTAAGCGATACAACCAACCCAATCGATTGATTGTGTTTGATACACCATTGCAGATTGCTTTGATGTATAACGAAATGAGACAACATCCAGCACCTAATCACATCGTCAAACAGCATTGGATCAGACAACAAAGAGCCATGAAGCTGATTGATCAGGAGTCATGGGATGACATCCAGATCATTAAGCGAGGTCAATCATGAGTCGATCATGGGAAGGCGGAAGCACAAGGCGTTGGCGTAAGATCAGAGAGATGGTGATGCAGCGAGATGGCTGTTGCCAGCAATGTGGTCAAACCGAAGGCCAAATGCACATCGATCATGTGATCCCAAAGAGGCTTGGTGGAGGCGATGAAATGTGGAATTTGAGGCAATTGTGTCAAAATTGCAATTTACGCAAAGGAGGTCGTTTTTTTGAAACGGACGGAACACCCCCGACTCTCCAAGGCCTTTATGTACCCCAAAACGAGTCGATAAGTCATGATTAGTGATGATCAGGTCATCATTGATACACCATCGGCTGAAATCGTCTCAGATCGGCCCACATCGGTTTTTTTGCCGGTAACAGCTCCACGAATCCACTCACCGCTCAATGATTTGCCGTCACGCGGCTTTGAATTGATTGATTTCGCTGAGCAGATCATCCCGGGCGGGTTTATGCCGTGGCAAAAGTGGCTGGCAGAGCACTCACTCAAGGTAAAGCCAGATGGCCGGTATTTCCATCCTGTAACTGTGGCCAGCGTTGCCCGGCAAAATGGCAAGAGCACTTACATGATGGCCAGAATCATGATGGGGCTTTTCCATTGGGATGAATCGCTGCAAGTTTCCACAGCTCACCGGTTGGTCACATCGCTGGAGCAATTTCGGGCCATTGTGCAGATCATTGAGGAAAATGCGGATTTGGCCAATCAGGTAAAGCGGATCCGCTGGCAACATGGAGCCGAGGAAATCCAAACGCTCAAAGGCAATCGATTCATCATCAAAGCTGGTGGATCGGCAGCGCGTGGATTGTCAAAACCCGAGACCATCCACATGGATGAAATTCGAGAGCTGCACGACATGGAAACTTTTGCAGCTATGCGATACACCTTGATGGCTGCCAAAAATCCACAGGTTAATTGTTTCAGCTCGGCCGGTGATTCTCACTCAATGGTGCTTAACCAATTGCGCGAGCGCGGTTTGGCCGCAGCTAGTGGTGCAGCCGATGATGTGGGCTATTTTGAATGGTCTGCACCCACTGATGAGATTTCATTGGAAAATGCAGCTTTTGCCAATCCCGGACTCAACATCACAATTCACCCAGACAACATCCGAGCCGTTTTCAATGATCCTCCCGATGTTGTTATGACCGAGGTTTTGAATCGATGGGTTCAGACAATCTCCAGCGTGGTCGGTGCCAAAGAATGGCAAGAGTGTGGCGATGAATCAATTGATCTGGATGAGGACAAGCTCACATGGATGGCAATCGATATTTCACCGGATCGCAAAAATGCTGCATTGGTAGCCGCCCAAAAGCTCGGGTCGGAATCATTTGTTGTGAAGCTGTTGCACACATGGGAAAACACAATCCAGCTTGATGATCGAGCAATTGCCAACGATGCAGCCTCTTATTGCCGAAAGTACCCAATTGAGTATTTGCTTTATAGCCGAAGGACATCCGGAGCCGTTGCATCGCGTATGCAGCCAGCCGGTATCCCGATTCATGACATGGATGCCGATTATCCTCAAGCGTGTGATGAATTATTGGGTGCAATCAATTCTGGGCGTTTGAAACATCGAAATCAATCAAAGCTCACAGAGCAGATTCTTTCAGCTGTGCAATTAAGGCGCGGTGATGGTGGGTGGGTTATTGGAAGGCGTGCCAGCGGTACGGCCGTGGCCGCTGCCGTAGCATCAGCATTGGTCACACACTTTGCGACACGCCCAGAAACCGAAATCGACATTTTAGTGGGTTGATGCTTGACATTTTGAGAAAATCGCTCCATGGGATTATTTGATCGAAAGCGCACCATCGAAGCTGTGGCAATTGACCGCGGTGCTGATGTAGCTGCACAAATTGGGCCAGCTCCAACGCTGGATGCGTTTTTCCCATTTGGTGGAGCCGATTACATTGTCAGCCGCGAGGAAGCAATGTCCGTGCCGGCAATTGCTCGCGCACGCAACATGATTTGTAATTCAATTGCGACAATTCCTTTGATCACTCGCGACAAAACAACAGGTGCAATTATTGATCAACCTGTTGTGATTTCTGATCCGGACAAACGGGTACCAGGAGCAGCATCGTGGGTGTGGGCGTGTGAGGATTTGTTATTCACGGGATTTTCTTATTTCCAGATCATTGATTTGTTTGCTGACACCGGCCGTGTTCGCCAAATGTGGCGCGTTGCTCCAAATCGTGTTGGCGTTTTCTTAAACTCAATTGGCACTCAAATTGAGTATTACACAGTCGATGGATCGCGTGTGCCAATGTCCGGTGTTGGATCACTCGTGGTCTTTTACGGCAACGATGAAGGTTTATTGAATCGCGCTGGTCGCACAATTCGTGCTGGTGCAGAGCTTGAAAGAGCAGCTGCAATGTACGCAAAAGAGCCGGTGCCATCGATGGTTTTGAAATCAAACGGCACAGCACTGCCAGCTGATCGAATTGCAAAATTGCTTGATGCATGGGGCGCAGCTCGTAGAAATCGCGGTACAGCGTTTCTCAATGCTGATGTTGAATTGACAACAGTTGGATTTTCTCCAGAGCAAATCGGCCTCAATGCAGCACGCGAAATCATTGCAACCGAACTTGCACGAGCCGTGGGAATTCCGGCCTACTTTATTGATGCGCCGACTGGATCATCCATGACCTATGCAAACGCCCAAACGGCGCGTCAAACTCTTTTGGATTTCTCGCTGCTCCCGCTGATGAACAGCATTTCCAGTCGTTTATCAATGCCAGATTTTACGCCATCAACACAGCGCGTGGAATTTGATCTCAAGGCGTACTTGCGCGGATCAGAAAAAGAGCGTGCAGAGATTTACAAGATTTTATTTGACATCGGGGCAATCACCACCGATGAAATTAGACAAATGGAGGACATGATCTCATGAAGCTGACAACACCCATGCAAATCACGGCAGCTGATTCAGATGCACGCACAATCAGCGGTCGCATAGTTGCTTTCAATGAGCACGCAAACGCATCAACCGGCAAGGTTGTTTTTGCTCGTGGATCAATTCAGCCAAATGATGTTTTCTTAAACCTTGAGCATGACAACACTCGCAGAATTGGGCGCAGCGTTGCCATGTCTGTGAACGATAAGGAAATGACAGCAACATTTAAGATTGCAAACACCACAGCTGGCACGGATGCATTGACGGAGGCCATGGAAGGTTTACGCGATGGATTCTCCATTGAATTGGCCGTGGACAATTACGAAATGCAAAAAGATGGCACCATGAAGGTGCTCAATGGGCAGCTCACAGCTGTCGCTTTGGTTACTGAACCAGCCGTGCGATCTGCACGCGTTTCTGAGGTAGCCGCATCGGAAGATTCTGAAACTGAAACAGTTACAGAGACAACAAACCCAAATGAAGGAGACAAAGTGGACAACACTACCGAACCAGTCGCTCCTGCCGTTGAACCGGTAGCAGCTCCAGCAGTCGAACCAGTACAGGCATCACGCCCGGCTTACTACACAGCACCACGCTCACCAATTGTAAATAAGGTTACATACCTTGAGCACTATCTACGCGCAAGCATTTTGCATGATGAGGATTCACGCCAGTATGTCAAGGCAGCTGATAACACAACATCAACAGCTCCCGGCATGGTGCCAACACCACAAAGCACAACAGTCATCAATGCACTTGCAAATGCAGATCGCGGAACAATTGATGGCATTAGCCGTGAAACTCTCGTAAGCGAAGGCATGACATTTGAAATTCCTCGTGTCACAGCTGTGCCTAGCGTTGATGCAATTGCCGAAAATGGCACAATTACAGAATCATCACTTTCAGCGACATACTTGTCTGTAACTGTTCAGCCTTTCAAAGGCCGCGCAATTTCAACAGTAGAACTCATCGACCGAAGCCGTCCAGAGTATCTAACAGCGTTGCTTCAAAATCTTGAATTTGCTTATGCAAAAGAGACTGACGAATATGTATTAGGTCAAATGGTTTCTGTTGGTGCTTCTACAGCACAGGCAGCAAATTCAGCAACAGGATTTCTTGGTTACACATCGAAGGCTTGTGCAGATGTCTATGGATCATCACTTGGATTTGCACGCTCATTAATAGTTTCACCAACACAATGGGGAAACATCATGGGATACAACGATGCGGGCGCGCCTCTATACAATGCGGCACAACCTAGCAATGCGGCAGGAAATGTGAGAGGCGATTCGTTGCGCGGTGTAGTTTCACCGGGTCTAAGCCTTTATGTTTCACGCTCATTTGGAAATGCTGGCACAACAACAGCAGACAATGACAATTCAATGGTTGTTGTCAATCCAGATTCATTCACATGGTACGAAAGCCCACGCTTTACTCTACGCACCAATATCAACAGCGATGGAACAATTGACATCCTGTATTACGGATATGGCGCACTTGCAAACAAGGTGCCAAATGGAGCGCGTTTTAACGCACTTGCATAAATAAATCAATCATCGGTAGCGGTCGCTCCCGAACGCTAACGATACGAAAGGAACCGAGATGCCAGCAATAGTCACAGCTGCACAGTTGAGAGCGATTCTTGGTGTCTCGGTTTCCTTGTATTCTGATGCTCAATTGGATCAAATAATTGATTCAGCTGAGCAAACGATTTTGCCTTTACTTACTCAATACCAATCATCGGTGACATTTGCCAATGTGGATGATTCCGTCATTTATTTCACCACTATGCGGCCAAATTACTTTGTGCCGGGTCAATCTGTTGTTGTTACCGGGGCCGGAATTTACAACGCGACTTATACAGTCACCGATGATCGGATTGAGCCTTACCTTTTCACAGCTGCAACAAACGCGGCTGATCGCACATACCCATTGCCGTTTATTCCTAACGCTTTGGCTACTTTATCCGGTGGATCAGCCGCGCAGCTGTACGCAAACACGCCACCGGTCGAAAACGCAATTTTGGTTGTGTCGGTTGAAATTTTCCAGAGCATCACAGCTCCCGGCAACCAGATCATGTCAGACAATTTTCAGCCATCACCATTTATTCTTGGGCGCAGCTTGACCAATAGAGTTGTTGGCCTTTTGGGGCCGTTTCTTGATGTTGAAACGATGTGCCAATGAGCATCGAATCCGAAATCCGCACACCATTGAAAACGGCACTTTCAACCATTGCCGCCAATGTGTACAACGGCATCCCAGAGACAATGACAAGCCCATCAATTTGCTTGATCCCGGATGCACCTTATTTGGAAAGCGTTTTGATCGGCAAAACCACCACAAGAGTCAAGGTCAATCTGACTGTGACTGGCGTTGTTGGATATATGAACAATGCCGCAGCTTTGGACAATTTAGAAAAATTGATGATCAGCATCATCGGAGCAATGCCAGTCGGCTACGAAGTTGGCAATGTTAATCAACCACAACCATTGGAAGTCGGTGCAGGTAAATACCTCACGGCCGATTTACAAGTAAGCACCTACTACACCAATTAAGGAGATCAAATGAGTACAGTAATCATAACCGGCCGCGATGTGTCTTTCACGCTGGACACAAAAGTCTATGCTGCACAGACAACATCGGCAACGCTGGCATGTGACACAACCATCGAAAGATACACAACACTCAACGGCCCGGCATACAGGTCAGTCGATAAGCAATGGACATTTACCATTGAACTCTTGCAAGACTGGGGATCAACAGCTACGCAAGGCTCATTGTTTGAAAATATGTGGAACAACGCTGAGCAGAATCCAAACACGCCTGTGGCTGTTTCTTTAACAGCTGCTACTGGAGCGGTTTTCACTTTCACAGTCTTGCCAATCTTTCCATCAGCTGGCGGTGCTGCTCCGGGAGCACTCACAGACACATGGGCATTGACAGTCATTGGCACACCTACTGAAACATACAGCTAAGAAAAGAATCGGGAGCAAAAAATGAAACTAGCAATCACAATTGAATACACGGCTGGGGAGAGCGCGACCTATACCGCGCTCCCACCAGAGTGGGTCAAATGGGAACAAAAGACCGGCAACACAATCCAGCAAGTACAAGACAAGCTGGGAATTGCCGATCTGATGTTTTTGGCGTATCACGCAATGAAACGCGAGGCAGCTGGAAAACCCGTCAAGCCTTTTGAAGTGTGGTGTGAGACTGTTACTGACATAAACATGGGAGAAACCGAAAACCCAAAAGTTACGAATCCGGATCAATAAACCGGATTATTTGGGAATTGGCGATCACCACAGGATTGTCACGATCAGAGTTTCAGACAGCTGAGGACATTTTAACCGCTTTCGAGATACTAAGGATCAGAAATGGCAACTGAGACAATCGCTTATGACAAGAGTGATTTGCGTGGCATCATCAAGGCTTTCAAAGCCATGGATGAAAAAGCGGTTGAACAAGCCAAAGGTGTTTCCAATGGCTTGGCTACCTATTTACAAAGCAAAATTATTTCAGCTGCATCAGGTACATCAAATCGAGGTGATGATCGAATAGCTCAAGGATCGCGTGTGAGCAAGTCATCAAAAATTGGCGAAATTTCGTTTGGTTTTGTCTCGCAAAAATTTAGCGGTGGCGGCACAACGCAACAGCTTTGGGGCGGCTATGAGTTTGGCTCAAACAAATTTAAGCAATTTCCTCGATGGTCAGGCAAACAAGGTCGTGGCTCCCGTGGATGGTTCATTTATCCAACATTGCGGGCCGAACAGCCTCACATCATTGCTCAATGGGAAAACGCATTTTCTAAGATTTTGAAGGAGTGGTGATGGCTGGTCAAAGTAGAACACTTAAGCTTTCAATTCTTGGTGATGTCGATCAGCTTAAAAAAAGCCTAGACACAGGCACAAAAGAGGTTGATGGATTTGCCGGCAAACTCGGTGGATTTGCTAAAAAAGCCGGTGCAGCTTTTGCCGTAGCCGGTGCAGCTGCCGCAGCTTATGCTGGCAAATTGTTGGTTGATGGTGTGAAATCTGCCATCGAGGATGAAGCCGCTCAAGCAAAATTGGCAACCACACTCAAAAATGTCACAGGTGCCACAAATAACCAGATTAAGGCTGTTGAGGATTACATAACACAAACAGCATTGGCAAATGGCATCACCGATGACAAATTAAGGCCATCGCTGGATCGGTTGATTAGATCAACAAAAGATCAGACCAAGGCTCAAGAATTGCAATCATTGGCGTTAAACATTAGTGCGGGCACCGGGAAAGATTTGCAGGCGGTGTCAGAGGCGTTAGGCAAGGCGTATGACGGGAACCTCGGAGCACTCAAAAAATTGGGCGTTGGCATCGATGAATCAATTATCAAATCAAAAGATTTTGATGCGGCCGCTGCTGCGCTTTCAAAGACTTTTGAAGGTCAAGCATCAAAGCAAGCTGAGACATTTCAAGGCAAAATGGCGCGGCTAACTGTCGCATTTGATGAAGCCAAAGAAACTGTCGGATCGTATGTGCTGGATGCGCTCACACCATTGCTCAGCGCATTTGTTGATAAAGGCATCCCAGCAATTCAAGGATTTGCAGACAATCTAGGCAAAACATTGGGGCCAGCTTTTGGCGAGATTTTCAAAGTCATCAAAAATGATTTATTGCCAATTCTGACAACATGGTGGAAATTCTTATACAACGAGGTAATTCCAGCAATCGGATCTGTCGTAAGGCCAATTCTTGAAGGTTTGCAATCTGCATTTAACAAAATCAAAAAAGCCATTACAGACAATTCAGAGGAATTGCAACCTTTCTATGATGCGCTTGCAAAGGTCTGGGATTTCATCAAAAAGTATTTGGCACCACTTTTGGGCGGTACTTTCAAAACGGCTTTAGAAGGCATTGGCACAGTTGTCAGTGTGCTTGTAACAGGCTTTGGAAAGCTCGTCACTTTAATTACTAACACAATTAATAAATTGAAAGATTTTGTCAATTTTGTTAAAGACAATCCGGTCACACGCTTTTTTGGTAACTTAGGCGATTTCGTAACCGGTGCAAGCTTTGATAGTGGTTCCAAAAGTTTGGTATTTGGTGGCGAGGATGGATCAGGTGGTCAAATTACGGGTGGTGGGTTCCAAACCGGTGAGCCAACAACCATTTTTGCTCCCAATCCAAATTCACCGACTTTTACCGGAGCACCGCTTTCGGCTTATTCACCAGCGATGCAAGCTGCAATTTTGAGGCGTGAGGAATTGAAGGCAGAAACCGAAAGATTACGACAAGCGCGTGAAGTAGCCGCAGCAGCTCGCACAGCTGCAACAGGTGGGCTTTCAACATCTGAAAGAATCGTTATCAATGTCAATGCTCCATCAGCAATTGATCAGGAAGGTTTCAGCCGAGCTGTTACCGATGCACTTAACAATTCGTTTTACCGGGGCACGCTTGGCGCTGGAGCTTTGGTTGCAATCTGATGACAATTTTTAATCCTGTTTGGCGAGTAACAATTGGGGGTGTTCAATATCAAAATCTCACTGTTGCCAATTTAACTATTACAAGCGGCCGCACAAACATTTATGAACAACCCACGGCCGGATATACCAATGTTGAAATTCTTAACTTTAACAAAGCCAATGTGGCAATCGCAATCAATCAATCAATCACCATTGAATTGCAAAATTCAACAGCCGCATTTGTGCCAATTTTTGGCGGATCTATTGTTGAAGTTGGCATTTCCGTGGCCGAGGTCGGCAGCACCGATTATGTGCAACGCATCAATGTCATTGCTTTGGGAGCTTTGGCCAGATTGCCAAAGGCACTTACCGATGGAGTTTTGAACGAAGATTTTGATGGTGATCAGATTTACACCATTTTACGAGAAGTTTTGTTTAACACATGGCAAGAAGTACCAGGTGGATTGACATGGGCAACCTATGATCCAACGACTCAATGGGAGGATGCCGAAAATAGCGGATTGGGTGAGATTGATCGGCCCGGAAACTACGAGCTAGAAAATCGCGGTTCATCTGTGACCGATGTTTATTCATTGGTATCAGCTTTGGCAACATCGGGATTAGGCTACCTGTACGAAAATGCTCAAGGTCAAATTTCCTACGCGGACAGTACACATCGAACCACTTATCTTTCGACAAATGGTTATGTCGATCTAACAGCCAATGATGCTGAGGCA